ACATGGCCGACATCGGCCGCCAGCTGCTGGCCGGCGCCGACCCCGGCAGCGCGTTCTACCGCTCCAACATGGCCCGCCTGGACGCCGTCGCCGACACCGGAGCGCTCACCACCCAGGTCATGACCAGCGTGCCGCTGTTCCTGCGTCGGGGCGACACCGTCACCAACCTGACGTTCCGCTCCGGGGCCACGGCGGCGTCCGCACCGACGAACTGGTGGTTCGCGCTGTACTCCAACGCCGCCACCCCGGCGCTGCTCGCGCAGACCGCCGACCAGGGCGCCGCCGCCTGGGGCGCGACCACGACCAAGACGCTGCCGCTCAGCGCGCCGGTCAAGATCGTGACGGACGGCATCTACTGGGCCGCGGTCATGGTCAAGGCCACCACCGCGCCGTCCCTGGTCGGTGTGTCGACCACCACCGCCGCCCCGCTGGTGGGCAGCGAGGTCAACCTCGCCCAGACCAGCGGCGCCGCCCTGACCTCCACCGCCCCGGCCACCATCAGCGGTCCCACCGTGGTCGCCACCGTGCCGCTGTGCATCGCGACCTGACCAGGAGCCAGACACCATGCCCCGCATCGACATCTCGGCGATCCAGCCGATCACCACGACCGGCCTGAACCCGGTCTTCGACAACGCCAACGCCGCCGGCGGCCAGCAGTTCCTCAACAACGGCCGCCGGTTCCTGCGCGTCAAGAACGCCTCGGCGGCGGCCGTCACCGTCACCATCGAGATGAATAACCTCTACGACGGCGTCGGCATCGCCAACGGCGGCAAGCAAGTCACCGTCCCGGCGACGACCGGTGACACGCTGATCGGCCCGTTCCCGACCACCGTCTACAACAACCCGGACAGCAAGGTCTACGTCGACTTCTCCGCGACCGCGTCCGTCACGCTCGCGGTGATGGAGCTCCCGGCGGTATGAGCCGGGTCTACGCCGCTGCGAGCGACTACCAGACGTTCACCGGCCAGACCCCGACCGCGGACACGCCTCGGCTTCTCCAGCGCGCCTCCACGATGCTGGAGGCCGAGCTGTTCCGCTTCGCCTACTACGACGCCGACCCGGTCACCGGCCTGCCGACCAACACCGCGGTTGCGAACGCCTTCCGGGACGCGGTGTGCGCCCAGGTGGAGTGGTGGGCGGAGGTCGGCGACTCCATCGGGATCGGCGGGATCGGCACCTACGACCAGGTCCACATCGGCACCGTGCGGCTGATGACGTCCAAGGCGGTGGGCAACGTGACCATGTCGGCCGCCCGGCAGGTCGCCCCCGCCGCCGTCGACGCCTTGCAGTCGCTGGACATGACGCCGGACGTGTTCCGCCTGTCGGTGGTGACGTTCTCATGACCCGGCTCCCGGGCTTCCTGCTGGTGCACCAGATCACCATCGAGCCGTACCTCGGGGACTCCGCCTACGGACCCCAGTTCGGGCCGCCGGCGGCCGGGGTGCGGTGCTTCCTGGACGAGCAGAACCGCATGGTCCGGGCGAAGGACGGCCGCGAGATCACCTCCAGCTCGACGGCCTACTGCCCGCCCGGCACCAGCGCCCCGCCGAACTCGAGGGTGACGCTTCCTGACGGCCGTCAGACGACCGTCATCGCCACATCCGCCCGCGACGGCGGAACCACCCTCGGCGCCCCCAACCACATCGAGGTCCAACTCGTGTAGGAGGTGGTCGACGGTGGCCATGGAGACGCGGTTCGTATGGCACGGGCGCCAGTGGCTCCAGCGCAGCCGGGAGGCCGCTGCGCACGGCCTTGAGCTGGGCATGGAGCACGTCCTCGCGGAGTCGAAGAAGCTCGTGCCGCTCGAGGAGGGCACCCTCGAGCGGTCCGGTAAGGCCCAGGTCGACACCGCCAAGCTTGAGGGTTTCGTGTCCTTCGACACCGTGTACGCCCGCCGTCAGCACGAGGAGCTGACGTGGAAACACGCACCGGGCCGGCAGGCGAAGTACCTCGAGCAGCCGTTCAACACGGAGGCCCCGACCGTGCTTTCAATCATCGCGGCCGAGATCCGCCGCAGCGGAGCGGAGGGCACCCTTGGCTGACGTCCTCGACAGCGTGGCCCAGTACCTCCAAGGGCTGGGCCTGGTGAAGTACGACCCGACCGGCACCACGGGGGACTGCTTCATCGACTCGATGCCGCCGGTCCCGGACAGCGTGGTCGTGCTCGGCGCGTACGGGCTCGGCGAGCCAGACCCGCTCAACGGCGACGACGAGATCGGCCTCCAGGTCCGCGCGCGCGGCACCCCGGACCCCCGGATCTCCCGCAAGCGCTGCCAGGACATCTACAGCGCGCTGCACGGCCTCGCTGGGGTGCCGCTGGCGGACGGCACGTGGCTGATCCTTGCCACCGCCGTCCAGACCACCACCGGGCTCGGCCTGGACGGCAACGGCCGCCACGAGCACGTCGTCAACTTCCGCCTGTACATCACCAATCCGACCGCGAACCGCGGGTAAGGAGGTGGCCCCATGGCCACAACGAAGATCGAGGCCCGCGGCTGGATGTTCCAGGTCGGCGTGGGCTCCGCCCCGACCTGGACGCCGATCGCCGGCATCACCTCGTTCACCTACAACCCGGGCGACAAGACGGTGCAGACCGAGGTCACCGACTTCGACTCACAGGGCAACTACGAGGAGACGATCCTCCAGCGCGGCGCCACCATGAAGGTCGACGGCCGACGCCGCATGGACCGGACCACCGGCCTCGCCGACCCGGGGCAGGCCGCGATCGACGCCCTCGCGCAGGGCCTCGTCGACAGCAGCGTCGGGCAGATCCGCTTCCGCTACAAGAACGAGACGCAGTGGCGGGTGTGGACCGCGACGTTCAAGTCCGTCGAGTTCGGCGGCGCGACCAACGACATCTCCAAGTGGGGCTGCGAGATCACCCGTACCGGTGCCGAGACCTACATGGCGGCGCCGTGACCGACGACCTGACCGACGGCTACGAGGACGGCGCCGAGCCGGTCGAGGGCCCGGACTTCACCGACGCGGATGCGTTCTTCGCCGCCGAGGTGCTGCCGGTCCGGCCGGCCGTGCTCCACATGTACGGCCGCGTCTACACCCTGCCGACCCAGGTCCCGCTGTCCTTCAACCTGCTGCTCGAGCGGCACCAGGAGGACACCGGCATGGACGCGTTCCGGGAGGTTCTCGGCCCGATCTTCGGCGCGGACGCGCTCGACTACTGGATCTCCCGGGGCATCGACGATCGGCGCCTGGGCATCGTGCTGGGCTGGGCGATCGCCAACATGCGGAACCCCGGCAGTGTGTCGCTCGCCGAGGCCGCTCGCCTGTACGACGAGCAGACCTCGGGAAAAGCTCAGACGCCGACGCCGACGGCGAACCGGGCCGAGCGCAGGAAGGGCAGGCGCGGCGGTTCTGGACGTCGGTCCTCGCGCACTGGTCGCTGATCGAGGCCGATCTCCGCCGCGAGTACGGGCTCACTCCGGCGGCGATCGCCGGCATGTCCACCCGCGAGTTTCTGGTGTGCGTCTCCGGCCTGTCGGACAAGGCCCGCTGGCCGCATGCCTATCAGGACACCGCGCACCGGGCGGACACCCCGGAGGCGATCGCGAGCATCTTCGGCTCCTACAACGCCTGATCCCCCAACTGAACAGCGGAGGTGTCGCGTTGTCGGACAACAGCATGAACGTCGGCGCGCTCTATGCCACGTTCTCGGTCGACGCGGCCAACGCCGAGCGGGGGATCAACCAGTCCGAGGCCTCCATGCACGGGCTGGAGCGCACGGCTGAAGAGGCCGCGGCGTCCATCCGGCGCGACATGGAGGAACTCGGCGCCGAGCACGCGACCCCGCATGTCGACGTCGACGACCGAGGCGCCCGCACCCAGCTGGACGAACTCCGCGCCCGCCTTGCCGAGATGCACCACGAGGACGTCGCGGCCCGCGTGCACGTCGACATCGACGGGGCAGCGAAGGCCGCAACCGAGCTCGAAGCGGTCAAGCACGAGGCGGAGGAGACCGGCCACAAGGACCGGGAGGTCAACGGTCTCGGGGCAGCGTTCTCCGGGCTGATGGGGCCACTGGGTGCGGTGGGGGCGTTCTTCACCTCCATGCCCGGCATGGTCACGGCCGCGATCCCGGCCGTTGCCGGCCTCGCGGCTGCCGTGGCCGCGATCGCCCCGGCGGCTGCGGTCTCGGCGAGCGGCCTGCTGGCGGTCGCCAGCGCCGGCGCCGCTATCAAGATCGGCACCAGCGGGATCGGCGCCGCGCTCAAGGCTGCGTTCGCCCCGCCTTCAGGTGGCGCGGCAGCGGCCAATACCGCTCAGCAGATCGCGGACGCCCAGCGGAACCTCAAGGACGCGATCACCAACGCCTCCGACGCCAACATAAAGGCCACCCAGGCGGTCGGGGACGCTCAGCGCAACCTCTCCGACGCGGTGCAGGCCTCGACGGACACCCAGATCCAGGCGATCCGCACTGTGGCGATGGCCGAGCGCGACCTCACCGACGCGCAGAAGTCCGCCAGGCTGGCCCAGCTCGACCTCAACCAGGCACGCAAGCAGGCAACGCAGGATCTCGAGGACCTGGACAACCAGGTCAAGGACGCCGAGCTCGCCCAGCGCGAGGGCATCCTGCAACTCCACCAGGCGAAGATCGCCCTTGACCAGACCATGCGCTCCCCGCAGGCCACGCAAGCCGCCCGCGAACAGGCCCAGCTGTCCTACGACCAGGCCGTCCAGCACATGACCGAACAGAACCTCGGCCTCGAGCGCCTCAAGGACAAGCAGGCCAAGGCCGCGCAGGCCGGCGTCGAGGGCTCACAGCTCGTCATCGCCGCTCAGGACAAGCTGACGCTGTCTCAGCGCGAAGTCGGCGACAAACAGCAGGCCCTCGCGGACGACCAGAAGAACTCGCAGCGGCAGGTCGCCCTCGCGGTGCGGAAGGTCGGCGACGAGACCCGCGCGCTGGAGGACGCCCAGAAGCAGCAGGCCAAAACGGCTTACCAGGGTGCTGAGCAGGTCCAGAAAGCACAGGAAGCCCTCGCGCAGGCCCAGCGGCAGGCCGGGGCTGCTGCGGCTGCCACAGCCGACGCGCTGGCGCGGCTGAGCCCTCACGCACGGGCGTTCGTCCAGGAAATCATGCGTCTCAAGCCCGCGCTCGAGGCAGTCAAGTTCGACGTGCAGCAGCGCATGTTCGACGGCCTCGCCGGATCACTTCGCACCGCCGCGGGCGCGATCCTGCCCGTACTGCACACCCGGCTTGTGGACACCGCTGGAGCCATCAACACGATGGGCCGCGGCGTGCTGGAGACCGCCGGCCACATGGCGGACTCCGGAATCCTCGGGCAGGCCCTCGGCTCGGCCAACCGCGGCCTCGCGTCGATGTCCCGCATCCCTGGCGACGTCGTCCAGGGCTTCATGCAGATCGGCGCCGCAGCCGGGCCCGCGTTCGAGCGGATCTCGGCGGGGGCGGCCGGCCTCGCGCAGAAGATCAGCGACCGGCTGTCCGCCGCGTTCGCGTCGGGCGGGATGCAGCGCGCGATCGACCTCGCCGTACAGCTGCTCGGACAGCTCGAGCAGGTCGTCGACAACGTCGGCAAGATGCTGGGCGAGGTACTCGGCGCCGCACAGCAGACCGGCGGCGGCTTCATCGGCACCCTGGTCAAGATCTCGGACGCGATGGCGAAGGCCTTCGCGACCCCGGCCGTGCAGTCCGGACTACGGGCCCTGTTCAGCACCATGAGCACCCTGGCCTCGACGGCGGCGCCGCTGCTCGGCCAAGCGTTGCAGGTCGTCGGCCCGGTGCTGGCCGCACTCGGACCACCGGTGCAGACGCTGATCCAAAACCTGGGTGCTGGGCTCTCACCGATCATCAGCGCGCTCGGTCCGGTGCTGCTGGCCGGGGCTCAGGCGGTCGGTCAACTCCTCGACGCCGTCTCCCCGTTGCTTCCGATCGCGGGTCAGTTGATCGCCCAGCTCGGACCGATCCTGACCCCGATCCTCCAAGCGGTCGGCACTCTGTTCCAGCAGTGGGCGCCATACGTCGCCAAGGTCGGCCAGCTCGTCCAGTCCGTGCTCTCGCCGGTGCTCGCGGTGCTACCGACCGTGCTTCAGCCGATCTTGGACATGTTCACGTCACTGACAGGTACTCTGTTCCCGATCGCCGTGCAGCTGCTCGACGCCTTGCAGCCCTCGATCGGGCAGCTGACCAGCTCTTTTGTGCAGATCGCGGTCGCCCTGGCCCCGGTGCTGACCCAGCTCGGCCAGCTGATCGCACAGGGTCTCCAGGCCATGGCCCCGCTGATCCCACCGATCATCGGCCTCGTCGGTCAGCTCGCGTCGATGTTCGCGGGCGAGCTGGCCCTCCAGGTGCAGCAGATCGTCATCCCGGCTCTGCGGATGCTGTCTCAGCTCCTGTCGGGCGACGTGTCGGGCGCGTTCGGCAGCTTCAAGCAGCTCGTCGTCGGCATCCTCAAGGACGTCGTCCGCGAGTTCCTGCTGCTGCCCGCACAGATCGTGATGGCGATCGGCGACCTCGGCCTGACCCTGTGGGACAAGGGCCAGGACCTGGTGCGCGGCCTGATGAACGGCATCTTGTCCATGGGCTCGTGGCTGTGGGACAAGCTCACCAGCTGGGCCAAGGACGCCATCCCCGGCCCGATCGCCAAGGCCCTGGGCATCAACAGCCCCTCGCGGGTGATGGCCGAGCAGATCGGCCGCTGGATCCCCGCCGGCGTCATCGCAGGCATCGACACCGCCAGCCCAGCCTTGCAACAACGCATGGCCACGCTGGTCACACCCTCACGGCTGCCCGCTTTCGCCGGCGCGCCCGGCATGGCAACGGCAGGCACCGGAGGGCACGGCGGGTTCCACATCCAGAACTACTACGAGTCCGAAACCGGGTCCGCCCGGTCAACGGCCGAGGAACTGCTCTGGCTCGGCAAGGGACGGGGGTGACGCGTGGCTGGCGAGCTCGTCACCGGCCCCGGCCTGGTGCAGTGGGGCACCCTGCTGCTCGGCCGCTGGCAGGCCGGCAGCACGGTCACCCCCTACCGCTTCAAGACCATCACCGGATGGGAGGACACACCGGGCCTGGACTCCGGGAACGTCGCCCGCGCCCAGCAGCACGGCGCGTGGGCGGGGCGCCTGCTCGCCCAGGCCCGCACCGTCACTCTCGAAGGCCTCATGGTCCGGGGCGCCCGGAACGCGATGGGCGCGGCCGTGCGCACCCTCAACGCGGCGTGCACGATCGCCCAGGCCGAGCAGCCCCTCGTCGTGTGGCTCGACGACCGTGGGCCGATGCTCATCAACGCCCGCCTGATCCGGCGTCACCTGACCCCGGATGGGGCGTGGGCGCTCGGCTTCAACGGCGGCGGCGCGCTCCAGTTCGAGGCCACCGACCCGCGCCGGTACCAGCTCGCGCAGCAGGTCGCGGTGACCGGCCTGCCGCAGCCTGAGACCGGTCTCGTGTGGGGTGCGCCCGAGACCGGCCTCGTGTGGGGATCACCGGAGACCGGTCTGAGCTGGGGCACCCCCGGTTCGACCGGCGACCTGGTGTGCGCCAACTCCGGTACCGCCGAGGTCAACCCGGTGATCGAGATCCGCGGGCCCGTCACCAACCCGAGCGTGACGCTGACCGGCACGACCACTGTCCTCGAGTACAACCTGACGCTCGCGCTCGGCGACGTCCTCACCGTCGACACCTGGGCCGGCACGGTCACGCTCGCCGGCCAGTCCCGCCTCGGCACAGCCACCCTGCGCTCCCAGCCCGAGGGGACCTTCATCCTGCCGCCTGGCAGCACGTCGACGGTCTCGTTCCGCTCGAGCGACCCCATCCCGGACCCGAACGCCAGCTGCACCGTGCGCTGGCGCTCCGCCTACTGGTGACCAGGAGGACACCGTGACCGTACGCTCCGCTTGGCACTACAACGCTCCCGCCCAGAACCCCGGCCAGACCCGCCAGGACTCCCGGCTGGCGCCACTGGAGACCCCGGTCCCCATCGACGCGATGACGGGCCGGTCCGGGGTCCTGCCCGGCGGCACCGGGCTCCAGCTGACCGGCACCGCCATGACCGGCACCATCGGCCTCGGCCGCGCCATCATCCAGGGCACCCCGAGCCAGGGCGCCTACCCGTTCGTCGTCACGGCGAACGAGACGTTCACCGTCGCCAACGGGCATGCCTCGCTGCCGCGCATCGACTCCGTGTTCGCGATCATCTACGACCAGCTGTTCGACTCCTCCGGGCTGACCGCCGCAGCAATCGTCTACGTCCAGGGAACCGCCGCATCCACCCCGACCGCGCCGAACGCCCCGGGCACCACCACGTGCGCGCTGCGGCTGTGGGACATCGCGGTCCCCGCCGGCGCTTCGGCGGGCTCGCCCATCAACTGGTCGACCGCGCTCACCGACCGTCGCACCTACACCTCCGCCGTCGGCGGCATCACCCCCGACGGCGCCACCGCGGGCGCCTGGGAAGGGCAGTACCGCGACGGCGGCACCGCTACCGGCCTGGAGCGCTACAACAAGGGCGCCGGGGCATGGGAAAGCAGGCTGTACCTCGGCACGGCCGGCCGGGTCATCATCGGCTCGGACACCAACCTCTACCGGGGCGGCGCGAACCAGCTCAAGACCGACAGCGCGGTAGTTGCCCCGTCCTACCAGGCGACCAGCATGGTGAGCGCGTACACAGCCTCCAGCACCGTGGTCACCACCGGCTCGACGGCCTACGGCACGCTCAGCACCGTGGTCTCCACGACCGTGGTCGTGCCGCCGTCCGGCAAGGTCGACGTCACGGGCACGATCACGCACTACATGAACGCCACCACGCCGTACTCCTACAGCGACCTGGCGATCAGCGGCAGCGTGTCGGGCACCCTGCGGACCCCGACCGACGCCGTCGCCGCCCGCGTCACCGGCGCCGGCCCGGACGTCACCAGCAGCCTCTCGTTCATCCAGACTGGAGCGCCAGGCGAGACGCTGACGATCACCTGGCAGCACCGCGTCACCGGCGGCACCGCGCAGTACAGCTTCCGGTCGATCAAGGCCGTTCCCATGCTCGGCTGACGGGAGGCAACGGTGTCGTACGTGCTGCGGGTATGTGACCTGCGCTCCGACCAGACCATGGACCTGTTGCCGATCAGCGGCGTGACCTACGACGACTACATCGGCAAGACCGGCTCGTTGCAGGGCACAGTCCCGATCCCAGACTCGACGATGGCCCGCCGCGTGCGCGACGTCCTGCTCCCCGGCCGCACCATGCTCTACCTGGAGCGGGGCGGCCGGATCGTCTGGGGCGGGATCCTGTGGACGCGCACGCCGACCCGCAACGCCCGCGGCTTCTGGTCGGTGCCGATCCAGGCCGCCGGCCTCGAGTCGTACTGGCGGCAGCACCGCCTGCTGACCACCTCCGCCACGTTCACCGCGACGGACCAGCTGGACATCGCCCGGCAGTTGATCGCCACCTCGCAGTTGGACGCGGGGGCCAACCTGGGGATTGAGATCGCCTACAGCACCG